ATTTGTTAATCATATCTTAATGTGTGATTGAGTTCTTTTATGTGTTAATGCTTGATTAAACCTTCTACTTTTTATGGGTCTAAGCCCGCTAATTATAACACAAACCACCCCAAAAGTCAAGTATTTCCAGACACTTGCACAAATGGCACAAGGCATCAACATAATATTCTGTCTTGTGCTATACTATAAGGGAACGATTCTCTATAGGGGGAACTGATAGGTTTTCCACAGGTTATACACAATAGTTTTCCACAGGCAATTAACAAATCCCAGTGATTGCAGTGGTTTATGATTTTTACCCTGTGGAAAACTTTTATACTTTTTCCACAGGTTATCATAAAGTTGTGGAAAACTTTTATACTTTTTCCACAGGGCTGTGGAAAACTATTATAAGAACATCTAATTCGTGCTATCAGTTACTTCGTGTAATCCTATACTATCAGTTATTCTTATAGATCTTCGTCTTTTACATACCTGGGGATATGTTTCGTGTATTAGAATTAAATTGTGATAAATGGTGCTTAATAAGCACCACTGTTTGATACTTAGCAAATAGTAAAATATACCCAGCATAGATCCCCGAGCAGTTAGCTATACTTTGCAACTTCGTCAATAGTATAAAGTATTCAGCAGTGTTTCGTGATATCTTATAGCCTACTCGTTCTTTTATACAGGGAGGATAATGTTCTTAAATATAATATACCTGGGGGTATGTTTCGTGTATTACAATTAATTTGTGCTAAATTAACAGTTATATCGTCGCCTTCGTTATAGCGTACCTGGGGGTATGTTTCGTGTATTACAATTAATTTGTGCTAAATTAACAGTTATATCGGGGTCGTGGGGGTTATTTATACCCCCCGTTGCCCGTATATAATATCGAAAGGGACCGTAAGGCTATACCGGACCCGAATCGACTTGTATAATACACGTCAATTAAAAAAATTCCCAGGATTTAAAATTGCCGCACCAGGTTTACATACCAACAAAAAATTTCCCAGAGGAAAAAAACTCACAAAAGGACAAAAACACTATATAAAAAGAAACGCACACATTTCAAATATGAAACTAGAATTTGATGATTACGAAAAAGATTTGTTGCTAGAAACAATTCAGCATAGATTATACACAGATAAAATATTAGTGATCAATAATACACTCAGAGAAGAAATCGAGGATCTCCTTCGAAAAGTAGAAGAAGATGAATACTTATAATATTTCCGTAAAAGGCACGAATATTATAAGTCAATTACCTCAGAGTGATTTACAGGAAAATCTGAAACTCATCAGAGGACTTGTATGGACTTCTGGGGGTAATGATGATGATATCGAGATCACTCTAAATAAAGCAGAACCCCCTTGCAATAAATGAGTTGTGGTGGTAGAATAATAAAGGCACTATTTTAAAATTTTATACTTATGGAAAAAGGTTTTACGGTAAAGGCAGCGGCACCCAAATCTTCAAATAACAATGAAGATGATTTTGATTTAGCATTAGCAAAACAAGCAATACAAGGAAAGTCAATTGTATTTTGTCTTCCTGGTCGAGGAGTATCATATACTTTTCTAAAAAACTTCGTTCAATTGTGTTTTGATTTAGTTCAGTCTGGAGCAAGTATTCAGATTTCACAAGATTATAGTTCAATGGTGAATTTTGCTCGTTGTAAAGTTCTTGGGGCAAATGTTCTCAGAGGACCAAAGCAAGTTCCTTGGGATGGTCGTTTGAAGTATGATTATCAATTATGGATTGATAGTGATATTGTATTTGATACTGAAAAGTTTTATCGTCTTGTTTCAATGAATAAGGACATTGCTGCGGGATGGTATTGCACTGAGGACGGAATGACTACCTCAGTTGCTCATTGGTTAGAAGAAGATGATTTCAGAGGTAATGGTGGAGTGATGAATCACGAAACCTTAGAAACGATGAGCAAACGTCGCAAGATGTTTACAGTTGATTACACAGGTTTTGGATGGGTACTCATTAAGAACGGAGTCTTTGAAAATCTTGAATATCCTTGGTTTGCACCCAAAATGCAAGTCTTCGAATCTGGTGAGGTTCAGGATATGTGTGGCGAGGATGTCTCGTTCTGTCTAGATGCAAAAGCAGCAGGATTTGAGATCTGGTGTGATCCAAAGATTCGTGTTGGACACGAAAAGACTAGAATTATCTGAGGCACTTCTCTCAGGAGCTTCTTGACTTTTTCAACTGAATAATGGTAGAATGCCTTTGTGAGATCCGAAACGTCTTACAGAGGCATTCTCAATGCTCTTAGAAGATCTTAACAAATATAAGTCTTCTTAAAACCGTACAAAACCCGTTTATAAACAAATTAGGAGGAAAATTAAATGGCTGCTTCAAGAAAAGAGATGAAGATTGAGAGTAATCCAAAGAATACTCGTCAAGGTGAGGGCAAAAACACCAAATACGCTAAATCAAGTCGCAATAGTGCTCGTAAAAAGTATAGAGGTCAAGGTCGTTGATTCAATTGAATCCTCAAATCCCAGTTATTACCCCAAAAGGTAATGGCTGGGCTTTCTTTTTAATAGATCGTTCGCAAGAACACGACCTGGAATGGGTAGTTTTTCTGGATGAGGGTGGATTTTGTTGGACTTTTCGAAATTCAGATATTCGAATTCAGAAAAATTTAACATTTAATAGAGATTCTATTTTAAATTTCAATGAAAAGATTGAAAAATAAAATAATATAGATAAAATATGGGATAGAAACCCCAAAAAAAGTTCTGATTTTTAATCAGGAGACAAAATGTCAAATCAAAAAGTAGATAGAGACCAAGAATACATGAGAAAAATGTGGGGAACCACAAAATTGATTACAGATTACCAAATAGATCCGTCAAAAAGGGTCATTCAGGAATTTATGTATGACGTTGCACCAAAGCATGACTTAAAAAAACAGACCGATCTTCACGAAAAAATTCGTAATGATGAAGACTACGATGATTGGTCTTATGGAACTGAACCTGCCTACGGAAAAAGTTGGTAAAAACTATTATAGATATATAAAAGTGCAAAAAATTTGAATGGCAGTAACAATTTCTCGCAGTTTTAAAGATATTAGTTTGTCTTTTGCGAGGCATCCAGTTACAAATGACGTAATTGTTCTCAAAAATGAGGATGCAATCAAAAGGTCTGTCATAAATTTGGTTAGAACTCGCATCAATGAAAGATTTTTTAATTCTTTGTTGGGTTCTTCTGTAGATAATTCATTATTTGAACTCCAATCTTCTGGTATATCTTCATTTTTACAAGAAGAAATCACAACACTTCTCAAAAACTTCGAGCCTAGAATTAAATTAAGAAGTGTTGTGATTGATATTCCAGAAGATTCTAATGATTTAAATATTCGTATTTCTTATGATATTGTTGGTTTACCATTTCCAACTCAAAATATAGAATTCATCTTACAACCATCTAGAGTATAATGGCATTCAATCAGTTTACCAATTTAGATTTTGGCGATCTACGAACTCAGATTAAAGATTATCTGAGAACAAATTCTAATTTTACTGATTTTGATTTTGAAGGATCCAACTTTTCGGTCCTGATCGACATTCTTGCATACAATAGCTATATTACTGCATATAACACCAATATGCAGGCGAACGAAGCATTCCTCGATAGTGCAACTCTCAGAGAAAATGTAATCTCACACGCACGAAATATTGGATATGTTCCTCGTTCAAAAAGAGCATCAAAAGCAAAAATTAGTTTTTCTGTAGATAGTACAGGATTTAACTCTAAAACAATCACTTTAAATGCGGGAGTAATTGCATTGGGTGCGGTTCAAGGTGGAAATTATATATTCTCAATACCATCAAATATTACAGTTGCAGTAGATGACTCAAATATTGCATATTTTGATAATATTGACATTTACGAAGGGTCATATTTGACAAAAACATTTACGATTGACCAAAGTCAATCAAATCAAAGGTTTATTATTCCTAATGCTGGAGTAGATTCTACAACAATTCGTGTAAATATCACTAATTCTACTACAGAAACATATACATTATACGAAAATATTTTAAATGTTGATAATACATCAAGATTATTTTTACTTCAAGAAATCGAAGATGAAAAATATGAAATTTTATTTGGTGATGACATTTTAGGCAAAAAACCAACTCGCGGAAGTGTAGTCACTGTTTCATATATTGTAACAAATGGAAAATCGGCAGACGGATCTGCAAACTTTACTTTTTCTGGAAATTTGAAAGATAATAATTCAGTAAGTATTACAAGTGGAATTTCTTTAATAACAACTATTTCTTCATCACAAAATGGTGACGATATCGAAACGATAGATTCAGTTAAATATCTTGCTCCGAGAGTATATGCCTCACAATATAGAGCAGTTACTGCAAATGACTATAAAGGTCTAATTCCTTATATTTACTCGAATGTAGATTCCGTAAGTGCATATGGTGGTGATGAATTAAATCCCCCACAATATGGAAAAGTATTCATATCTATCAAACCAAGAAATGGGAATTACTTATCACAAATTACAAAAGATGATATTTTAAAAAAATTAAGACAATATTCGATTGCTGGAATTAAACCAGAAATTATAGATCTGAAATATCTATATGTTGAGCTAGATACAACAATTTATTATAATACTTCATTTACTTCCGATGTAATTTTATTAAAAAATCAAGTTATCAATACAATAAAATCATATTCCGCATCTTCTGACGTGAATAGTTTTGGTGGAAGATTCAAATACAGCAAAATAAATGCGTTAATTGATAATGCAAATAAGGCAATTACTTCAAACATAACAAAAGTGAAGATGAGAAGGGATTTGCAATCGCAAATAAACAAATTTGCCACTTATGAGTTATGTTTTGGGAATAAATTTCACCAAAAATCAGGAAATTATAATATAAAATCTTCTGGATTTAAAATTGAAGGAATATCCGATACACTATATCTGACAGATTCCCCTACCGATAGCTATAAAGGAAAAATTTTATTCTTTAAACTCGTAAATAATGTTCCAGTTGTTGTTAGTAGCAATGCGGGTACAGTTAATTATACCGATGGGGAGATTTTAATAAATATAGTAAATATCACATCCACTTCTCTGCCAAATAACATCATTCAAATTCAAGCAATGCCCGAATCAAATGATGTAATTGCACTGAAAGAATCATATTTGCAAATAGACACATCAAATACCATAGTAAATACTATAGAAGATATCATCACTTCTGGCGAAAATACTTCTGCTACTTCGTACATAACAACTTCAAGTTACATCAACGGAAATTATACAAGATAAAATGTCAGAAATTAAAAGAATAAAAATCAATCACATTCTTGATTCACAAATTCCTGAGTTTTTGAATGAAGAATCTCCTCTTTTTCAAGAATTTTTAAATCAATATTATATTTCACAAGAACATCAAACTGGTGTTGTGGATTTGGCAACGAATCTACAGAAATATAAGAGTATAGAAAATTTCAATCAAGAAACACTTATCGATATTCAACTTCCATCGATTTTACTTTCTGATGTTTTGTCATTTGACGATGTAATTTCAGCATCACATACAATCGGTTATCCAGATACTTATGGACTTATTAAGATTGGTGATGAAATTATCACATATACCTCAAAAACTTCCAATTCATTTTTGGGGTGTATTCGGGGTTTTAGTGGTATCGATAGTCTAGAAAAAGATAATAATCCAGAATTTTTAAATTTCTCGGCAACCGAAGCATCAGATCACACACAAGGATCTACTTTAAGTAATTTAAGTTATATTTTCTTTTTTGAATTTTTCAAAAAATTCAAATATCAATTTTTGCCTGGATTTGAAGAAAGAAATTTCACTTCTGGGGTCTCTTTAAAAAATATTTTATCTAAAGCAAAAGACTTCTATAAAGCAAAAGGAACGGACCAATCATTTAAACTTCTTTTTTCTGTTTTATATGGAAAAGAAGTAGAAGTATTAAAGCCTCAAAATTATATGCTGAGGCCATCTGATAATAATTATCTTACAACTAAAAACATTTTAGTTGAAAAAGTTTCTGGTGGGGATCCAATTCTTCTTAGAGGATCTACATTAAATCAGTATATAATTGGAATTGGTACGGTTTCTGCTTCAATCTATAATGTAGAATATAGACCAATAGAAAATAAAGATTTGTATGAACTATCTTTAGATTCTACATCATTTACTGGAAATTTTGAAATCACAGGATCAACAAAGGTAATAGAACCAACCAAATCATCTGCATCTGCAATCACAGTTGATTCTACTGTTGGGTTTGCGTATTCTGGTACTTTGATTGCAAGAACAACAGATTCAACAAAATTAAATCTAAGATACACAGATAAAACAAATAATCAATTATTGAATGTTAGTGGTCTGTCGGCAGATTTAGATTTTGGAAATTTAATATACGAGAATAAACTAGCCTATTCATATATTAGTACCGAATCATCATCTTTAGTTGAATTTAGAGTTATTAATGTAATTGATAATATTGATTTTGAAAATTCATCGGGATTAAAAAAAGGAGATAAAATTTCTCTCAGTTCTTTCGGTGTTAATTTATTCGATAGTATAAATTTCAATAAATGGATTTATAATATTCCAACTTACCACAATATAGTTGGAATATCAACCGTAAGTTCAAATACTTATCGTATAGTATTGAAGGACAATGTTGAATTTTATAAAAATGATAAAATTTATATTGAAGATAGTATTGATATACCGTCTATTGTAAGTGCAATTGAATCTGAAAATCAAATTATTGTAAATTCAGATCTTTCTGTAAATACTTCAAATGTAATTAGAATCAAAAAACAAGTTTCGAAAACCTCTTCCGATTATTTTAATACTGCATCATCAGTAAATGCATTAATTCAAAATACTTATATTGATAAAGATAAAAAATATTCCTACGTTACATCATCGGGATTTCCAAATTACGAATTTACTTCTACAGATACAAAAACTATAGTTTCTACAGCAGGAACTGGACAAACATCTATAGTATATGCATCAAATCATAATTTATTAACTGGAGATAAAGTTTATTATAATTCATCCTCTTTTTCTGGAATTGCAACTGGATACTATTATGTAAGAAAAATAGATGAAAATTCTATTTCATTGTCATATAGTAATACTGATTTGTTTGTAAATAAATCTATTTCTTTAAATTCTGGAATATCTTCTGATTATATCTATAAGTTTGGATACGAAAATAAAACCATCAAGGATCAAAAATTCCTAAGAAAATTTAATCTCCAAGAAAATATCAATTATTTTGACAAAAAAGAAGAAAGAACCACGTTCAATAGAAGAATTGGCTTATTAATTAATGGTGTGGATTTATATTCACCAACATTATTTGACGAGAACGTTTATTATGGCAAACTAGACTCTGTTTTAATTACAAATAGAGGATCAAATTATGATGTAATAAATTCTCCAGAAATTATTATAAAGGATGCAACTGGAAATGGAGCCAAAGCAAGATTAATTCTTTCTGGTTCATTGAAAGAAGTAAAGATAAATTCTCCTGGCATTGGATATGACAGGAAACCAAAAATTACTTTAATTGGTGGTAATGGAAATGGCGCAATATTAGAATCAAACTTAGTTAAATCCAGAATTATTGCAAAATTTAGAGCCGATTTGACAGCTATTGATACTGCACTTGAAACTATAACTTTTATCGACAATCATAATTTTGATAATTACGAAGAAGTAATTTATCACACAAATGGAAATTCCAATGTTCCTGGTCTGATTGATAGTGCAAATTATTTCGTAAATACAATAAATTCAAAAACAATTAAACTTTACAAAAACAGAATTGATGTTTTATCCGGCACCAATGCTGTCAATATTACTGGAATTAGCTCTGGTTTTCATGAATTTAGAACTTTGAGGAGCAAAAATACAATTACCAAAGTATATGTTAAAAATGAAGGATCTGACTATTCTAATAGATTTGTAAATGTATCATCAAATTTATATCCATCATTAGAATATCAAACTTCTGGCATTAGTACATTTGACAATTACATTTATGCTAAGCAGCACGGTTTTAAAGATGGAGACGTAGTTTTATATTCAAACACAAATACTTCAATTTCTGGCCTATCGACTAATATAGAATATCGTATTACAACTATCGATGAAAATAAATTCAAATTATCCGATGTTGGTATTGGAACAACATCATCAGATTTAAATTACATCAATAAAAAATACATCAATCTAGAATCATTAGGAATTGGAACTCATACTTTTGCATATCCTCCTATTCAAATTCAAATTGAAACAATATCTGCTATAGGATCCAGTTCCATTGTAGCCCCCGTTTTGATCCCAGTAGTTCTTGGATCTGCTCAAAATGTTTATATTGAAGATGGCGGAGTTTCTTACGGATGTTCTGATATTATCAATTATCACAGAAGACCTTATGTTGGATTATCTTCAATTTCTTCTGCACTATTAAAACCGGTAATAATAAATGGTACTATCTCTGATGTTCAAATCATCTATGGTGGTTCTGGATATGATAATGGAACAAAGATAGAAATCTATGGGGATGGCAAATATGCAGATTTGAAGCCAATTATTACAAATGGAAGTATAACTTCATTTATTATTGTCGATAGTGGAATTGGATATTTGTCATCAAATACTACTTTGAATGCGGTAAGAAGAGGAAAAGATTTGCAATTTATTGCAAATGTATTTGAATGGAAAATTAATCAAATTGAAAAAAATAAAAATTTAATTTCAAATTATGCAGGAGATGATGAAACCATAACTTACCCAAATATAAATCAAAATCTTGAATTGGGGGTAATCAATTTCTATTTGCCTAGACAACTAAGAAAAAATATTAATGATAATATTCAGGATAATAATCAAGAAATATTATCCAATTTTAAACATTCTCCAATTATTGGATGGGCGTATGATGGCAATCCAATATATGGACCATACGGTTATACGAGTCTTACCGATAAAACCATAAAACTCATTTCTCCAAGTTATAATAAAAAGTCAATATCATCATCTTCACTTAGACCATCTTCTTTTGTGAATGGATTTTTTGTGCAGGATTATCAATATAATGCATCTGAGGATTTGGATGAATACAATGGAAGATTTTGCATAACCCCAGAATATCCATATGGAACATACGCATATTTTGCATCATATGATTTGATTAGTGGAAAATTGTATCCAAAATATCCATATATTGTTTCTGATTACTTTAAAGATACTCCAATTTTTGAAAATTTTGATCCTAATTTTACTCAAGACACAAATATCTCAAAATACAATTTAATAAGAAATATTGGAAATTATTTCCTCGATTCAACAAATTCTGGGTATGAAATTTTAGAAAAAACTTCTCCATCTTTGAAACAAGAATTCTATGTAAATCAAATCAAAAAATCTGGAATATCATCAATTTTCATAGATTCTTCCGGTGATGGGTATAATGTTGGCGATCTTATTAATTTCAATAAAACACAAGAAGGAACAGGAATTAGTGCTGAAATTAATAGAGTAAAGGGAAAACCAATATCAAATATGGTAGTTGGAGTAGCTACATTTTCTGATACTATTTTTGCATCAAAAGGCAATATTATTATTGGTATTACTTCTTTTCCCCATATGTTGCTGAATGGTGATAAAATTATTATTTCTGGAATATCAACAGTTTCTTTATCAAAATTAGAAGGAACAAAAACCATATTTGTAAAACAAAAGTCAACTGGATTAACAAATAACATTCAGAATTCTTCTATTACTGGATTATCCACTAGTATAAAAGTGACTGATACATTTGGATTTGAAATTAATGACTCCATTGGTATTGGAACCGAAACAATGACTATTACTGGAATTATTCCAGAAACTTCGCAATTATTGGTGAATAGATCTTCTTCTGGTGGAATTCATACCGCAGGAATTGAAAATGTAACATTATTACCAAATAAATTTCAATTCATAGAGACAGATCCAATATCAGTGGCATTTCCTGAAAATAAAATGATTTATTTCGACCCAACTAATACTATTGGATTTGGATTATCAGGAACCAATTATTCTGTTGTTGGTATTGGAACTAGTACTATGGTTAATAGATTTGTTCCAAAAAAATCAATTTATATCCCAAATCATAAGTTTTATACTGGTCAGCAATTAATTTATAATTATTCTGCCGGTATAGGATTAAGTGTTTATGATTCTCCATCAAATGTGTTTAGTTTATCCCAGAATCAAATAATCTACGCAGTAAATTATGGAAATGATTATCTTGGCATTTCGACAATAGGATTCACATCTTCGGTTGGAATTGGAACAACTCTAAATTCATTACTATTTGCTTATAGTTCAAATGTTGGATATTCGCATTCAATAAGATCTACATACCAAACTGTAACTGCGGGAGTTGAGAATTATTCAGGAATTGTAACGACTTCACAAAATCATAATCTTCTTGATGGAGATAAAATTAAATTTACAATCGTTCCTTCAAGGACTGAAAATATATCATTTAGATTTGATGTAAAAAATAGAAAAGTTACGACAAATTTAATAAGTTTTTCGGCAAGTTCGGTATCTTTTGGCAATACTTCTACAATCAATTTGGGAACCAATAATCTTAAAAGTGGTGATAAGGTCATTTATTATTCAGGCACTTCGCCTATTGGTGGATTGGTGGACAATTCAATATATTATGTCCTAAAACAAAATCCAGACAAAATACAACTTTGCCAATATGCATATGATGTAAAAGTTGGTGCTACATTGTCATTTACAAATTCTGGCGTTGGTAATCATAATATTGCACTTATAAATCCACCATTATCATTTTCAAAAGGAAATCAAATAATATTTGATATTTCCGATCCATCATTGGAAAATACAAGATTGGAATTTTATTTGGATTCTAAATTCGCAAAGAAATTTGAAATCGACAAAAAGGAAATCAACAATCTTGCAATCACAAGATCAGATAGTTCTATAATTTTAGAAACCAACAATAGAAATATTCCTCCTGTTTTATATTATAATTTTATTCCTACCTCATTAACAGATTCGGAAAAACTCCAATTGTCTTCAGATGACGAAGTGATTGGACATAATAAAATTGATATTCGTTCTAGTATTCTTTCGTCTGAACAGTCTATAATTGGAATTGGCGCATCTGTATTTAAATTCAATTTAGACCAAAAGCCAGAATATACAGCATACACACAAGTATTGGGAATTTCTTCTGTCTTTTATGATACCAACTCTAAGAATACATCTGGACCAATATCACAAATAAGAATAAATTCATACGGAAAATCATATGAAATTCTTCCTTCCATCAGTTCTATCAAAAGCACTTCTGGTAGTGGCGCTATTTTATATCCCATTTCAAAAGAAATAGGAAAGGTATTATCATTTGATAGAGTCAAAGATGGATTTGATTATCCGACGGATCCAACAATGCTCCCCCAATTGAGTGTCCCTGCCGTTTGTATTATTAAAGAAATATCCAGGGTAGATTCAGTTGGTATTTTGACTGGTGGGAAAAAATATAATACTCCACCAAGATTAAAAGTAATTGGAAGTGATGAAATAAAATTAATCGCAGGAATTCAAGGTGGATCTGTAAATAATGTAATCATAGATACAAATTCATCTAATTTAAAGGACCCACTTAGAATTGTTCCTTATAATAATTCAAATGGATATGAAATTGATAACATATACGCAAACGAATTAACTGGTCTTGGCACAATCGAATTAGTCAATGATCCAGCACAATTCCCATACATCTCAAGTGGTTATGGGTCATCTATTTCTATTTTCCCATTTGAAGTGGGGGATCAAATATTCATAGAAAAATGCAGACTATCTGTCGGAACTGCAAGTTCTGCAAATTATAATTCGAGCAATTATGGCTATAATTTCTTCACAGTTACTGCCATCAATACCACAAATAAAACTTTAGATTATAGTATGGTCGGTTTGCAGACTGGGAAGTTTGGCGCTTATAATCAAGATTTGACTCTTGGTTATGTTGTCAACAGAAAAGATATGCCAGAATTCGAAATGAACTTGATTGATGATGCCAAATATTTTTCCGGAGAAAAAGTTTCATCTACTAATTTTTCAGCTAAAGTGATGGAAAATGGTTGGGACAATGACATTAATCAATTGAGAATGGTGGATGCAAAAGGAACATTAAATCCTGGAGATAAACTTTATGGTGAAATTTCAAAATTAAATGGAGTGGTGAAATTCGCAAGCCAATTCAATCTTCCTGCTTCAATTGGAGTCGCAAGAGATAAGATCCACAATCTAAACGATAATATTGGTTATTTGAATGATTATCAACAAAGAATATCTGATAATAATTACTATCAGAAGTTTTCATATTCAATCAAAGGAGAAGTTCCATATTCAACTTGGAAAGACTCTGTTAAGTCTATTATCCACCCTTCTGGATTTAAAGAGTTTTCGGATTTGAATGTAATTGGAGTAGCCACTACCGAACCTGTAAATCTTGGTATTGTAAAATCTACCAATATGAAAGTAAATATTTCATCATCAGAACCATCACTACTTGTTGAAATTGATAATGTAAGTTCGCTTCATACCAAAAATAATTTTTCAATGGTATATGAAGATGATATGTTGGACGATAATTCAGTAGAAAGAGTGTATTTCCCACAAGGAATTGCATTAAAAACATATACTTTAAATAAAACGAATAAAGTATCACAAATTGATGATATTAGTTCACAATTTACTGGAATTACAAGTACAATTGGAGGTTCTGTTGTAGGTCTTTCTTCGTTTAAGTTGACATCTTCTGGTTATCCATTATTTTATAAAGAATTTGTTGGATCTGCAACTACAGTCATAGATTTAGTGAATGATAAATTCATCATTCCAAATCACGGATTCCAATCAGGACAACAAATAGTCTATAATTCTGGAGTCGGAAGCACAATCGGAATTGCCACAACATCATATGCCCAAGGACCATTAGATGTAATAATGGCAGTTGGTGCGGGAATTGGAAGTGCAATATTTGAAAATGGATATAACAAATATGTTCCATATAGTGGAATTGTTACTGGAATTAGCACAACATTAGTTCCTGCTGGTCCATCTGTTCAATATTTTGGTTTTGGCGATCCCATCCCATCAACAGTAAATACTGGAATTGGAACTGGTGCATTATTCCAAGTATTAATCAATTATAATGCCGGAACTGGAATTCCAATTGGAACATCAATTCAGTTGGTCGATGGTGGAAGGGGATATTCTGTCGGACAGCAAGTTTCTATTGCGGGTACATATATTGGCGGATCTACTCCCACCAATAACTTATATTTTACAATATCAAAAGTCTCTTCAACTAGAACCGGAACTACTAATGCTTCCTACGTGAATGTGGCGTCGTCTTCCTCCGGATCCGGAACAGGGGCAATTTTTACTGTCTATAGAGATTCAAATAAAGACATTAGTTTGGTAAATGTGATTGATGGTGGAGTTGGATATGCTTCTACTGATCAAATTATTATTTCCGGAGGAGATATTGGTGGATCCGCCCCAGCAGATAATCTTTACTTGTCGCCAACAATATTAGGAACAAAAAAATTACCAACAAATCTTTTTGTTCGTAAAATAGACGCAAATAGTTTCCAACTTTCTGGTTTATCTACAACAATTTCATCCCCATTTAATTTAATTTCGCTTGGGTCTGGAACGCAATCATTTAGTTCACAAGAATCAAATCAAAATGTAATTATTTCTATTGATAATATCATCCAAAGTGCTATTCATAGAAAAAATATTACAATTGGTCTTTCTTCGTCTATTGGAATTAGTTCGACATCAATATATGTTTCTTCTGGAATTAATTCAATATCGGCAAGTGATATATTAAAAATTGATAATGAATATCTAAAAATTAATTCTATCGGAATTGGATCTACAAATAGTATTAGTGTTAGTCGTTCATTTATGGGTTCAGTTGCAACTGCACATACTATAGGTGCAGCAGTTACAGTATATACTGGTGATTTTAATATCGTAAAAGATTCAATTTATTTCTCTACCCCACCATATGGACCAGCAATAGCATCAACTGATCCACAATTCGCAACTTCATCATCATTTAATGGAAGAGCATTCTCAAGAGCATATGATTCATCACAACCAAATGATGTAAATTTAATTTTAGATGACATTTCAACAGATTTCACTGGTATTGCTGCAACTCAATTTGCGTTAAAATCTAATGCAAATTCTGTTGTGGGTCTTTATACAAATACAAATTATAGTACCGATATCAATAATAATCCAATAATCCTTATAAACAATGTATTTCAAGTCCCAGGAGCAGATTATTCAATCGATACTCCTGGTTCCAATACAATCAAATTCATATCCGGGGTTCCAAATGGAGGAAAAATAGTTAACGTTGCAATCACAACCGGATATGGCTACCAGCCACTTCTAGGCGCATCTGCAACGGCATCTGTTTCTATTGGTGGAACTATAAACGCAATTACCATAAATGGTGCTGGAAGCGGTTATAGGACCCCTCCAACCATTAGCATTGCATCCACTGTGGGATCTGGTGCTTCAATTACTTCTACTATTGGTGTTGGTGGAACAATATCAAATATTAGTATTATTAGTGGTGGTATTGGATATACATCATCATCTCCAATTTACGTGAATATAGATCTTCCTCTTGCATATAGCAATCTTGGAATTGCCTATACTGATGGTTCTAGTGGATCTGGGATTAGTGCAAAGGTTTCCGTTCAGGTTGGATCTGGTTCTAGTATTATTCAATTTAATTTAGATAATCCTGGCATTGCATATAAAGTTGGAGATATTCTTAAGGTAGTAGGATTAACGACAAATCCAAATGTTGGAGCATCATTTAAAGAATTCAAAATTATAGTAACAGAAGTTTTGAATGACAAATTTAGTGGTTTTTATCCAGGACAATTTATTTTCTTTGATGATTTTTCGCAATATTTCAACGATTATCGTAAGAAATTTACTTTAACCCAAACAAAACTCGATGGAACTATAGAGACAGTAGACCTAAAGAAAATGCCTGGTTCAGATTTGGATATTCAAAATAATTTATTTGTATATTTGAATGATATACTCCAAGAACCAAATTATTCTTACACATTTACCGGAACTAGAATTATATTTAATGAGGCGCCAAAATCAAATTCGAAATGTTCTGTTTTATTCTATAGAGGTTCTTCACTTGATGTCGAAACAATTACTCCACCAAAAACAATTAAAGAGGGGGATACAATTACAATTGGAGAAAATATTTACGATAATTTAGACAGAGAACAATTTGAAAGAGTAGTCAAGCAAATAGTATCTTCCGATCAACTTGATTCTTACAATTATGATAGTATTGGAATCAACACAGACCCCAATAAGTTTAGACCTTTAAAATGGTCCAAACAAACTCAAGATAGAATCATTAAAGGTTCTTTGGTATCAAAAGCAAGACCAAGTTTAATATCGACAATCAGACCAACAACTAGAATCATTAATCAAGTAAATTCTACCGACACATCAATATATGTAAATAATGCTTATCCTCTATTCACTGATGTTGATAATCTTTCGGAAGCAGATAGAAACATATTGATAATTGAAAATAAAGATACATCATCTCCAATATCATCAGCTATTGTTTCAGTTTCTAGTACAATTTCTTCAATTATTATATCTGATGGTGGTGTAGGGTATGCATCCACAACTTCACCAAAAGTTTCAATATCTACGGTTTCGATACAAAACAAAGATCCAATTTTAAATTGGACTGCAACTAGTGGGCTATCTACCAGTTCATCATTATTATCCGTAGTTGTTTCAAATCCAATTGTGGCAGTTGGAAGTTTTGGGGTGGTTGCAATTACAACTGACGCCAAATCAATACAATCATTAACCAATATTGGTTTTGCAAAAACAATAACATTTAATTCTATTGGTGTTGGTTCTACAAATAAGTATGTTGCAGTTGGCCAAGGAGGAAAAATTGTATCCGCAGTTGGTTTCGGGACTACAATATCTTCTTGGACCGAAATCAATAAGTACGAAGAAACTTCTGTATTTGGAATTATAACTAGAACCGCAAGCTCGTATATTTCTTCTTTAACTGACATTAAATATTCTACATCTTTAGATAGATGGTTTTCTGTTGGTAATTCTGGAGCAATTTTCTCTGCAGTTGGTGTAGGTAGTACGTCATTTGTCAAAATTCCTTCAAATACTT